CCAGCATCAGTAATACCAGAAATATATAATGGTAGAGAAGAGTATGAGTTTGAGATAAACTTTTATAACTTATATTCTCAAGCAGCACAATCAGTGGTTACTCTACAAAAAAGATGGGATAACTTACAAGACCTAGCAAACGAATGGCTAGATATGGTTTTAAAAAACTATCAAGATAATACAGTGGAGGTTTACTTAAATGATGAAAGTATAAATATAGAAAGAGTAAAAGAAGTAGCAAATGATAGGTTAGTTCAAATAAAACTAACATTTACTATGAGTGCATTTACAAAATGCTTTAGACCAGTTTCTAATTATCCATCAGATTATTCTGATTTAGTTGTTTGGTTAAAATCAGATAGTGGTGTTACTTTCGATATACCAACACAAAGAGTAAGTGCTTGGGCAGACCAATCTGGCAATAGCAACAGTGCAGCCCAAACAACAACTGCACATCAACCTTTAAGATATGGCTATGATGGTGCTAATGACAAGGCATATATTAAGTTTGATGGTACAAATGATTTATTAACATCAACAAGCAATAATCCAGTATCTGCAAATTCATTTACTATGTTTATGGTAGCAAAGCAACACACATCAAACCCAGATAAGAATCCTGTATTTGCGTATAGTAATTCTGATACTAATTTGTTAATGGGTTTTAATGACAATAAGGTTTACGGATATATAGATGATGCAGGATCAAATCAAGCATCCTTTAAGGGAGGTGTTGCAAGTAATTATAATGTTTTTAGGATGCAGTTTATAGGTAATAGTGGTACTTTAAGAACACAATTAAATGGTGGAGCGATTAGTAGTGATAGTTTAACTTGGACAGATACTATTGTGTTTAATGAATCAAGTTATACTATATCTAAATACCGAACAAGTTATTTTGGTAAAGTAGATGTGGCAGAGGTGATAGTTTACAATAGGTCATTGGAAGAAGCAGAGATTTCAAAAATCAATGACTACTTAAATAAAAAATTTAAAATATATTAATAATGAGTGCAAATATTAATGGAACAATAAAGTGGGGTATACAAATATTAAATGAAGGTGTAAGTTCAGAGTTAGCATCTTTAAGTTGGTCAGGCAGAAGAAACTTTCTTGTAAGTGCTAATAGTCCCATGAGGCATCAAATTATATGGACTAGCACTGGAGTGACAGAAGATACAGAGCCATCAAAATCAAACTGGACAGGTGGTTCTTCACTTACAAGTGGTAATGGAGATGTTATAAATATAGTTTTTAAAGTTTACGCTACAAGCACATCACCAGTAAGTTCAACACTAAGCGACTGGGAGTATTTAGGTGCTATAAAAAAATCAAGAGATATACCAAACAGAAGATATAATAATCAAACACCTCCATTAGACCATAGGTTTACTGTAGATGTAGCACCTCTTGTAAGAGATAAACTTTCTTATAGTTTAGTGCCAATAAAGAAAGGAACTTGGAAAAGCCATGAATGGGGAGGTTTAAATGGTGGTTTAGCAATGCAAGATAATGTAACAATACCTATAAGTTTTTACAATGTTTCTCCTAATGGTTGTATAAGAACAATAAGAATATATGCTTTTCCAGAAATACTTAATGGGGAAGGAACAGTTATTGAGGCAGATGGGTATAATAGTGGCGATGGAAAAGGACTTGGTAGTCTTTTTAGAATAATAAATAGCGTTGCTCAGTATGGTGATGATATTTTGGTAAACAGAGATGCAAAATTTGCTTGGGAAAGGTTTAATGATTATAGGTTTTTATCAAGGTGTGAAAACGAAATACAAAGTAATACTGTTTCGGATGCGCCATATATGAAACCAGCAAGATTAGATGAAGAGGCTGAGTGGTTATATTGGTATATGTATACGGGTAAGTATGAAACTGGTGGTACTAGATATGAAATTCAAGGTGTAGGAATGAAAGTAGAAACTTTTGATAGTTTATCTGGCAGTGTACAAGACACTTTTTACATAAAAGATTTTGAAGATACTGTTCGTTTAGATGGTGCTAACATACATGATGACCAAGAAAGAATGTTTGTTCAAAATGTTTCACCATCATTTATAAACAGTGCAAGTGCTTTTCAGGTGACTAGCAGTAGTGGTGCGTGGGCAAGTTATGGTGGAGATAGAATAACAAGTGATGTTGCATTGTATAGGGTTTCTGTAAATAAAGTTTATGCTGGTGCAGATACTGTTGTAAGAGTTTCTCGATATAGATATTATATTATAGACAAAGAAGATGAAAAGTTACCTTATGGATTTGTAAGATTTCACTGGTTAAACACTTTAGGGGGTATAGATAGTTATACAGCAAAAAGAAATATAACAGAAGGATATAGTATAAGTAAAGATATAATAGAAAGAAAAAGTGTAGACAGAATGTGGAGTCAAGATGATGCTCAGGCGACAAGCGGTGCTGCAATACCTAATTCTAATTATATTAATGATACAATGAGAGGTGGTAATCAGTATAAGGGCGGCAGAGAAGTTTTAAATGTAAATGCAGAAAAAAGAAATAGTGTTTACACTGAGCCTTTAAGTAGTCAGGTTTCTAAATGGTTAAAAGAAATTACTATGTCACCTAATGTTTGGATAGAGGTAGATACTGATGCTACTGAATTTAACAACACATTCAACCCATACCTAAGACCATCAACTAAAGGTTATATGCCAGTTATTATAACTAACAGTGATATTGAAACTGTTAATGAAGAGCAAGGTCTTGTTAGGTATAATTTAGAATACGTGTTCTCACATAAAGTACAAACACAAAGAAATTAATATGTCAATAAGAATAGAGTTATTAGACTATAACCATAATGATGCTGAAAGAAATTTAATTAATGTTAATAACGGTACTGTTGGTAGTGGCTTTACTGTTGATGGTAAGTTTGGTGCTACGTGGAGTAGTACTGGCGTAACAGCGACAACAACATTTTTATCTAATATTCAAAACACAAATCTAGTTGTTGGTAAAGAATATTTTGTTTCTTTTGAAATTAGTGGATATAGTGGGACTGGTGATATGGGCTTATCTACAAGTAGTGGTGTTTCTAGTAGTGCTAGGTTCGCAGGTAATGGTACTTATAGCGAAACATTTATTGCAACAGACTCTGGTCAAATAGATTTATTTGCTAGAAATACAAACAATGGTACTTTTGAAAAGTTAAAGATATTTAGAACAGATGCTATAAATTGGGGTCAAAGTGTAGCAGGACATTTAGAACTAACAAGACATGATGAATCTCCTTTTGCTTTAACTTATCAAATAAGTGATGTAAAAAACATAACATCTACAAGTGGACACTATAGTAAAACATTTAAAGTTCCTGCTACAAAACATAACAACTGTTTATTAAAAAATCTGTTTATACCAAACATGACTTTTGATAATGATGTAACTGGACTCAAGCCTTGTAGAATAGTTTTTGATGGCTTAAACTCTATAGAGGGATTATTGCAAGTAACAGGTGCAGGTGGTTATGGACAAAACCCTTCTTATTATAACTGTGTTTTTTATGGTAATAATATGTCTTGGGGTTCTTTAATATCAGAAAAACTATTAAAAGATGTAAATTGGGGTGGTAATGGTGAAAGCATACCATATAACAAATCAACAATAACTGCAACTTGGGCAGATGAAGATTGCACATCTTCTGATTCTTTTTTAGTTTATCCTATAACATCTTATGGTGAGTATAATCCAAACGGAATTGAACACGCAATACAGTTATTAGGAACTGGATCAGAAAACGGACATAGTGCAACTTCAAACTCGTATTATGGAACATCTACATCTGGAAGTTATGGAACACCTCCTCCAGTAGCAGATTGGCGACCAGCAATATTTGTTAAAGATACGTTAGACAAAATATTTAAAGATGCAGGAGGATATAGCATAAAGTCTGATTTTATGGACACAAGCACATTTAAAAAATTAGTATGGCTTCTACCTAACTTTAAGTATAATAATCCAGATGAAAGATACAATAGGTTTGGTTTTGAAAGTGAATTTGCTAGTGATGCTTCTTTACCTGCAGATGAGGTTTTAGGTAATAACTTAACCAACATACCTGGTGACGACCATAACTATCAATATGATGAAGAGCCTATAGAATTTGGAACTGATGGTGGTGCGAATGGGTTTAGTATACTTACTACTGATGCTAGTAATGAAGTTGTATATACAAATTCTGCAGGTAATTACAGTTATGTTCAAGTTAAAGAGTACGGATATTACAATGTAAGAGTGTCAGATTTTAATATAGAAGTTTCAAATCCTTTAATTGATTTAGACCAAACTGGTAGTTTTTCAACTCCTGACACAAGACCATTAGAGGCTGCTTATGTAAAGAGATTTAGTTTAGCAGTACAAGTAAGAACACAGGGAGAAACAAATTGGGCGAATAGAATAAGAGCAGAGTTAAACACATCTGATTATGAACACGTTGTAGGGGGCGAAACTTATGATTTTGTTTTTAGTTCTAACACAACGCTAGGTAATCTTACAGGAACTCTTACTTTTGACCCTATAGAGGAAAGCATATGGCTTAATAAAGATGATTTGGTTAGGCTAACATTAAAAGTGCAATGGGAACGTAAAAGTTGTGCTTTAGGTGTTTGTAATGCAGACTACAAATTTACATCAACACCAAAACCTTTTGGTGCTAGGTTTGATTTAGCCTTTAATCCACTACCTGTGGAATACGGACAAACATACAACCTTAAAGATGTTATAAACCCAGACTACAAACAGAAAGATTTTATAAAAGGTATTGTTCATGCGTTTAATTTAAAATTAAGTACAGATTCAAATTCAAAACAAGTTATACTAGAACCTTTTAATGATTTCTATAAAACATTTAAAGATGCTGTAGACTGGACAGAGAAGTTAGATAGAAGTAGAGAAATAACTGACAAGTTTTTAAAAACAGATATAAAAAGAAATTTAATTTTTAAATACAAGCAAGACTCTAACGACAAAAATGCTGAATATTTTTCTAATCAGTATTTTGAAGGTATTAAGGATGTATACCCATACAAAGAAGAATTAGATACTATATTTGAAGATGGCGATAGTATTTTTGAAAACCCATTCTTTGCAGGAACTTTAAATCACCTAGACTTAGATACATACAACCCATTCAATATATTTAATTCTTTATATTCAAATCCTGTAACAGCATACAGTGCTTGTTTATGGCAAGAGCAATATAACGCAGGAAGTTCACCAAGACCAGAGAAAGGTTACGACTTTCAACCAAGACTATTGTACTGGAACAAATTATCTCCAAATGTAACCACAGCAGGTTATAATAGAGTTGCAGAGGTTCAAACTTGGTCTACTGTAAGGCAAATTATTGTAGCGTGTTCTAATTCAACTGTAGTAAATAATAATACTTTAAGCAATATATTCCCTCAAGCAACATCATATGATCCTGAAAGCACAAGTTGTCCTAACCTGTGTTATGGTAATATATGGGTTCAGAATTTTGATGCTTCTAACAATACATTTGCAGATGCAGTAACGCAAAAAGGACTGTTTGATACTTATTATAAAAAAATGTTAGAGATGTTAAAACAGAAGCCAAGATTAAGGACTGTTTCTGTTGACTTAAAAGTTGGTGATGTTTTAAACTTAGATTTTCAAAAATTAGTATACATAGATGGTGTATATTGGAGATTAAACAAAGTTATAGATTATCAACCTAATTCTAATTTACCAACAAAAGTAGAATTGTTAGAGTGGTTTCAGTTAGGCGTATCTGCATCACAAACTCCTAGATTTGCTGGTGGTATGCAGAGTGGTTTAGGAGTAAGAGGTTATCTAAACAATACAGACATATATACAAATAGTAATCCAAATTCAGGAGGATAATGAGAGATAGAAGGCAAATATCACAAAGAGGTTTACCAAATCAAAGTGGTTTGGAGATTTTTTCATCAATAATAACATTTGGAGGAGAGTTCTTGTCTTGGGCAAAAGTTTTTTCATCTGCAACTTTATCTGGTGCTACATCTTATGAAACAAGCACCTCAGACCCCACACTATATGCTGTCAATAATAGTGATCCAGCGACTACAGAAACTTGGTACTTATATTATACGGCTGGATTATCTGCGCCAAGTGTACCATCTGTAACTGATGAAGATGCCAGAAACTCAATACAACTAACAGGTAATGATTCTGGTAATATAGGTTTGTATCAGAAATTATCAGGATTGATAGTAGGAACAGAGTATAAGTTCTCTGTATTTTTTCACAAAGGAAGTGCAAGTGGAACTATAACGTTAGAGCAATTTGCATATGCTGGAGAAACTGATTATGCTAGAATAAAAATATCAGAAACCACAGTACCAACATATGAATGTGTTTTAGAGTTTACTGCTTATTCACCTAATGATGTTATACTTATTGACTTTCAATGTTCTAGTGGTGTTACTGGTGCAGTAGATATAGTACAAATGTCTATTAAAGAAAAAGAAGAATACTTAGTTCCAGTAGTAATGACAGATAGCACTGGAACTGCTCATAATGTTTTACAGAGAAACTTACGTGACAATTTAAGTGATGAGGAATGATTAAATTAGAACACACAAATATAACTATGCACGAGGTAGGTAATATGCTAAGAAAAGGTTTAAGGCAAGAACTTATTGACCAAAAGCATAATGCTAGTCGTAGACTTAGTAATGGATTAAAATACCATGTAAATAAAAGAACAAATACCATGAGTGTTTTTGCATCTGTTAGTTATTGGAAGGCAGTTAATAATCCTAAGTTTGCAAAAAAACCTAATAAAAATGCTATAAAAAGTTGGGTTAGAACAAAAGGATTACCTGCAAGTTCTGCAAGTGCAATATTTAAAAAACTACAAAGTTCTTATGGTAAACCATATGTGTTTTGGTCAGAAGGTAACAGGATAAGAAGAACAGACTTTGCAGGACATACTGCAAGAAAATTTAGTAAAAAAGTAGCAGATAAATTAGCACCATCAATAGGTGTAGATGTGGCTAAGATGATAGCAGAACAAATAAGAAAAAATAATCCAAAAGCAAATGTCGTTCAGGCGTTTTAATATATAATATATATGGCAACAAATACAGAAAAAATAGTAGTACAGGTAGTCGTACAGGGAGATAAACAGTTAGATAAACTTGAGAAAAAAACAAAAAGCACAACGATAGGGTTTGGCAAAATGGCTGCTGGTGTTTTGGCTGCGGTTGCTACCTTTAGAAAGGTAAATCAAGTTGTTGCAGCATCTATAAGGTCTTTTAGAGATTTTGAATTTCAAATGGCTAAGGTAAAGGCGATTACTGGTGCAAACAGAAGTGAGTTTTTACAGTTATCAAAATCTGCTCAAGATTTAGGTAGGTCTACGTTCTTTACAGCACAACAAGTGGCTGAACTACAAACTAATTATGGTAAGTTAGGATTTACTACAAAAGAAATATTAGATGCTCAAGAGGCTACTCTTCAATTAGCAACAGCAACAGATTCTGATTTAGGTAGAGCAGCAGTTGTGGCAGGTGCTGCAGTAAGGGGTTTTGGTTTAAATGCTAATGAAACTGCTAGGGTTACTGATGTGATGGCGATGGCATTTACATCATCTGCATTAGACTTGGAAAAGTTTCAAACATCTATGACAAAAGTTGCACCTATTGCAAAGTCAGCAGGATTTTCTATAGAAGATACAACTGCAATTATGGCTCAGTTAGCAGATTCTGGTATAGAGGCTTCTATAGCAGGTACATCTTTAAGGAATATATTACTTAAAATGCAAGACCCTAATTCAGATTTAGTAAAATCTTTTGGGAAAACTATACACTCTTTAGATGAGTTAGTACCTGCACTTACTAAATTTAGTGAAGAGGGCGGTAGTCTTGCTGAAATTATGGAGGTTGTTGATTCAAGACAGGTGACAGCGTTTGAACAAATGATAACCAGTAGAAAGAGAACTGTTGAGTTAAGAGATGCTTTAGTAAACGCTAAAGGTGCGGCTGCAGAAATGGCAAGAATAGTGGGAGATACATTAGAAGGTGCGTTAAAAAGGTCGCAATCTGCAACACAAGGTTTTCAAATTGTATTTATGCAAACATTTGGAGATGCTCTTAAAAACGTTATTGATGGTTTTGCTACATTAGTTAATAAGTTTACTGAATTTATAGAACTACCTATGTCTAAAACCTTAGACAACGATAGGGTTGCTATGAATAATTTATTTAAAAGTTTAGAAAAAACCAATATAAGTCAAGACACTAGAAATAGATTAATTGGTGAATTAAACTTAAAATATGGAGAATATTTACCTTTTATTATAGATGAAAAAACAAAACTTGATGATTTGAAAAAAGCACAAAGTGGTGCTAATGATGCTATGTTGGAAAGAGTAACAATAATGGCTGCTGAAGAGGTTCTAAGAGATGTTGTAAAAAGAAGATTAGATAATCAAATTGAAGCAACAAGATTAGTAAAAGAAGAAACAGAACTGCAAAATGAAAAGTTAGAAGAACAAGATGGTTCTTATAAAAGAGCAATGCAAAGCAGTGGAGGTTATGATAGAACTTTAATGCGTATAACTACAAGTTTAGATGCTAATTCTAAAGCACAAGAAAAAAACAAAAAAGAAGCAGAGGAATTAGATGAAGAATACACTGAAATTGCTAATACCGCAGCAAATTTAAAAATAAATATAGATGGTGTTACTAAATCTATAACAGGAGAGGGTGGTTCTGGAGAGAATGGTTCTGGAGGAGGTGGTGGTAAAGGATTGTCACAGGCTATGGCACAATCTACTATAGAAACTAAAATTCAAAATAATGAATTGCAAAATTACATAAATATAATGGGTGGAGTTATAGATAAATCTATAACATTAGAACAGGCTCAAGAACAGTTAAGACAACAAAGAATCAAAGACATAGAAGATACATTAGCAAATGCACCTCTTATAATAACTGATTATAATATAAGATTAAAACTTGAAAAACAGTTAATTGATTTAAAACTTAAAGGATTAAGTGATGAGGAGGCAAAAAGAAAAGAGCAGATAGGGCAAATGCAACAGGTTGGAAAACAACTTATAACTTTAGCAGGTCAAGATGAAAAATACCAAAAAGTAAGACAGTTAGGTGTTAGAATATCTGCAGCAGCAGCATTAGCAAATAACGCAGAAGCATTGTCTTTACAAATGAAAGGTTTATCGAAAGATTTGTCTGCAGGTTTCCCAACTAACTTAATAGCGGTAGCATCTACATTAGCGTTATTATTAAGTATGAAACAAAACTTTCAAGTTTTAGCAAGAGGTGAGCAGTTTGCAAATGGAGGTATGGTGCAAGGTAAATCACACGCACAAGGTGGAGAGAAGTTTGCAGTAGGTGGTAGAGTAGTAGAGTTAGAGGGCGGTGAAGCAGTAATAAATAAAAGAAGTACAGCAATGTTTAGAAACCAATTATCTGCTATGAACTCTGCAGGTGGTGGTGTTAAGTTTGCAGATGGTGGTTTATTAAATATGCCATCATTCACGCAACAACAGTTTAATGCACTTGGTCAAACACAAATGATGGGTGCTATGCAGGGAGGAAGAAAAGTAGTAGTAGTTGAGGCGGATATTACAAATGCTCAAGATAAAGTAAGTGTAATTGAATCTCAAGCAACATTATAAAAAAACAAAACAATGGAAGAAATTTTAATATTAGTAGAAAGTTATGGATTACCTTTAGTATTATTGCTAGGGGCGTTATACGCATTATATAGATTTTTTGTTTTTAGTCTATATGAAGTTAAAAATGAATTTGGAAAAAGACACGAAGATAATGCAAAGGCAATGTCAGATTTAAAGATTGCAGTTGCAGAACTAAAAGAAAAGATCAGTACAGTGCTAGATTTTGTTAAACGTAAATAATATAAACATATGTTTGTTAATAAAAAAACTAAATTAGAAAGGTTAAGTATATGTAAAAGTTGTAATATGTATCGCAACTTTATGTTACTTAAAAGACCAAAAATAGACTTAGGTGCAAGATGTGCAGAATGTAAGTGTTTCTTAGATGCAAAGACTTCACTGACAAAAGAGTTTTTTGGTAAGTGTCCTAAAAATAAATGGTAAAATTAAACATATGAATTTTAAAGAAATCGCACAAAACTACGACAAATCAAAAAGAAAGATGATGTCAGGTGCTATTGTGAAGAATAGAAACTATATGAATAACTTCTCTCAATATCATCCAGAATCATTAAACTTAATGTATGCAGAATGGCATATATTATTTCCCTCACATAAGCAAGACATAAATTGCTCAAGTTGTAGAAAAGCAGTAAACAAGTTCTGGGAAACAATGTTAGAAGAGTGGATAGAGTCAGAACAAACCCCAAAAAAAACAAAAAAATCTAGTGGCTCAAAAAAAGCAAAGGCAAAATAATATAGATGTAGTTTACGACTATATAGAAACTCTTGGCGTAGAGTTAGAAAAAAGATTTGGAGATTGTCCTACTTGTAAAGACATGGTTAGGCATCTTGTTGAGAGAGGAATTATAGAGCCAAAGAGGGTTAGGAACTATATGATTATTACTGACTTTGATAGAATGTTAGTACACAACGAAGGCAACAGAACTTACACCTTTATGGATTTGTCTATTAAGTACGAAATAAGCGAAAGCCAAGCACAAAATATCGTATATAAAGAAAGAAAAAAATCTATTCCTAGCAATAACATCACTTGTTAAAAGTTTTGTAAACAAATTAGGTAAAAACAAAATATATTTAACAGTATTTTTGCACCTATGAAAGGACAATGGTATAATATTCAAAACAAGGCTAGTGAAACTGCTGACATCTACATCTTTGATGAGATAGGTATGTATGGAGTAACAGCACAAGATTTTATTGGAGAAATAAAAGAATTAAAAAATACACCAATCAATTTACGCATAAACAGTTTAGGTGGAGATGTGTTTAATGGTATGGCTATTTATAATGTTATTAAAAAAAGAGAAGCAAAAACTACAGTTTATATTGAAGGTATAGCAGCGAGTATTGCAACTATCATTGCGTTAGGTGCTGATGAGGTTGTAATGTCTGAAAACTCTTTATTTATGATACATAACGCTTGGGGCGGTACAATGGGAGATGCAAAAGATATGAGAAAATCTGCAGAAACTCTTGAAAAAATCTCAACAGAACTTACAGAAATCTATGTGAAAAAGACAGGCTTGTCTTATGATGTAGTTTCAAATATGATGGATGAAGAAACTTGGTTAAACTCGGAAGAGGCTTATGAACTAGGTTTTGTAGACACTATATCTGATGCTATAAAGATTGCTGCAAAGTATGATGTTTCTAAGTTTAAGAACATCACCAATGAACAAGTACAAAACAAATTAAATATTAACATAAATAACAGAAAAATGACTAACGAGTTAAAAGAATGGTTCAACAACAAAGTTGAAGAAATCGTTACTGCTGTAAAAGGTGATGTAAAAGTTTCTAATGATGTTGCTGAGCAAACAGCGATTACTGTTAATTTAGGAGATAATGATGAAATAAAAAATAAAATTTCTGAGTTTGAAACTAATAATACAGAATTATCAAACAAAATCTCATTATTAGAGGGAGAGTTGGCAACTGCAAAAGGAACTAACGAAACTTTGACTAATGAAATTGAAGCGTTAAACGCAAAAATAAACAAGTCAGATGCTAAAGGAACTGAAATCGAAACTGATGGTGATCCTGCAGTAGTTGAGAACAAAAAAGAAGATGCTAATGCAGGTTTTTACAATGCAATGGCTGAAAGACTAAGAAATAGATTTAATAATTAAAAAAAATAAAAGAAAATGGCAACAGGAAACGTAGCAAATAAAGGAACTTTCGCAACTTACTCAGGTGCGAACTTAAATGAGATTTTTTATGAGCCAGTATTTAGAAGTGATGATATTATGCGTAACTATAGAGTTATTCCTAATGTAAAGCATAAAATGAATGTGTTTACTTCTGCTGCTCTAACAAAAATAGTAACAAAACAAACTGCTTGTAGTGCAAGTAGTCAAGACCCAGTAGTAGATTTTAATATTGATGAGAAAACAATTACTGCAGGAAGAATGAGAGTTGCTCTTGAGCAATGCTCTAAAGAGTTTTATGACACTTACATTGAAGAAATGTACAGAAATGGTGTAGATGTAAATAATCTTGAAGGCACACAATTAGCAGATGCGATTGTAAATCGTGCTGTAAAAGGTATTGCACAAGATGTAGTAAGATTAGCATGGGGTGGAGATAGTGCAACTGCTAACTATGACCAAATGTCTGGTTGGATGAAATTAATGGGAGATGATGCAACTGTATTGGCAGCAAGAACTGAGAAAAGTGCAGTAGCACCTACAGCACCAACTTCGACAGAAGCACTTACTTTATTAAGAGAAATGTATGACTCTGCACCAGCGGCATTACAACAAGTTCCTGCAGCAGATAAGAAAATGTTTGTAACTCCAAAGACTTACAATGCTTACTTACAAAACCTAGAAGGTACTTCTGCAGATTTAGCAATAACTAACCAACAAGATGGATTGTTAGTTGTTAAGTTTAGAGGTGTTGAATTAGTACCTATGTATGAGTGGGATACTATATTAGCAGACACTGACCCAGCATTATTCTTAAGAGGTGGTGTTAATGGAACAGAAGGTGCTTGTTACTGTGCAGTTGAGAACTTAATAATAGGTTCTGATGTAACAGACCCAGAGGGTTCATTTAAAGTATTCTATGATGATTTAGAAGAAAAAATGTACTTTAGAGGATATTTCAAGTTAGGTGTACAATTCCTGTACCCTTCACTTGTACAATGGGGAATCTTCTACTAAAAATAATGTAATGATAGAGGGGGAGTAATCCTCCTCTTAATTACTTTTAATTAACAATATAAAATAATAATAATATGGCAATAGATACAGGTTTAGGTGTAGTATGTGCTGACTTACAAGCAACAGGAGGTATATCTCAAATTCTTCTAAGAAGTTGGGCAACTGCTGATGTAGTTACTTATGGGGCAGGAACAGCACACACTATTACTAATATACAATCAGGTGGTGATGCTAACTGGTTTGTTTATGAGTTTAAAAACGAAGTACCATCTTTAACAATAACTGCTACAAAAGAAAATGGTTCAACTGCTTTTGAGTGTAACCTTTCTTTTATGCTTCCTAATATTGATGCAGCAAAATTTGAGGAATTAAAAAATCTTGAAAGCACTTGCATGATGGGGATGGTTTTAGACACTAATGGTAATTGGTGGGTTATAGGTGCTAGTGCAAAGTATGCAAATGAAGATGTGGCTGCAAAAAGTCAAACATTTTTAAATCTAGTAGGATTTGAAGGCGGTACAGGTGCTGCTTATTCGGATGAAAATGGTATTACTGTTAATTTAATGGCAAGGCAATATGAACTGCCAAGAGAATATGCAGGTACAGTTTCAGTTAATACTTCAGCATTAACAGCAACTACAGCGGCATAATAATTAAAGGTATAGTAATAGGTTGAACTTTGTTCGTAAAAGGTTTAATAACATTTTCCTATTAATATCTTTTTTTTTAAATATGTGTGATTGTAATAATAATATTGTAGATTCATCACACTTAAAAATATATACAGTTATGGCAGAATATAAAGCAAAACAATCATCTGGAACAACTTATAAGGGTGATTTTAAAATTAAGTGGGCAATAGCAACTCAAGATGAATTAGCGTATGCTTATGAAGAGTTAGGTTTAACTTCATTAGTAGAAAAAATATCAACTACAACTAAAAAGAATGAAGCAAAGAAAACAGACAAGAAAAAGTCAAGTAAAAACAAATCAAAAGACTAATACTTTTGAGTTTGGTGTTTTTAACTTAGCGATACCAGAGCATATAGAAGAGCCTTTAGACTTATCAAGAGTAAGGACTAAGTTTATACCTTTTGGTACTAATAATCTTTTTCCTCAATATTTAGCAGAATTAAAACGTAAATCTTCTACTCACAGAAGTGTACTTGCACAAAAAACTATTTTTACAAGTGGTGCTAAATTTGTAACAAACAATCAAGATTTAAAACAATATATTAAAGATGTCAATGCAGATGGCGAGAATTTAAGAGATGTCTTTAAAAAACTAGCAGATGATTACTATACATTTGGTAACGCATACATAGAAGGTGTATTGTATGATGGTGGACTAAATCTATATCATGTAGATGCCACTACTGTTAGAATGTCAAAAAACAAGAAGGAAGTGTATATACACCCAGATTGGGCAAAGTATAACACAATGAAAGACAAACTTACAATACTTCCTATTTATCCTAATGTAAGAAGCAACAGGTTTGTATTACAATTCAAAGATTATGAGCCTACATTTACTTTTTATGGTTTACCAGACTACGTTGCTGCGTTAGAGCATATTGCAGTAGACTATGAAATAGGTAAATGGAATCACACTAAATTTAAAAATGGTTTCCAACCATCTGCAATAGTAGAGATTAGTGGTGATATGGGAGAAGAGGAGGCTAAGAAATTAGTTAGAGAAGCACAGAAAAAGTTTGTCGGAGATGGCAATAATGGCAAAATAATGTTTATAGTAAAGAATGGTGACACTTCACCTGCTAATGTAAATATTATAAAAGATGACCAAGAAGGAAGTTGGATAGACTTGCAAAAAATAACAGATCAAAACATTGTAACTGCACACAGATGGCAACCATCTTTAAGTGGTTTAGTTTCTAGTGGTAAAATGAATAATACAGGTAGTGAGATTAGAATTGCTTACGATTTAGCAATGACTACTGTTATTAAAGATACTTCTGATATGCTACTTACAGGTATTAAGAATTTATTATTTAAGGAGTTAGGATATTTACCAGAAGATTTACTTATACAGTACGAGCCACCAATTAGTTTTGCTACTCAAATAGACCCTTCTAAAGTTCTTACTATAAACGAGCAAAGAAGAATGTTAGATGAAGATTTGCCAATGCTAGAAGAGGGGAATATGTTTATCACAGATAGAGAGCAAATTATAGTAACAAGAGATGATGAGGATGGTGCAGGAGATGATGAAAGTCTACAAGTAACTGAAACTAATACAACAAACTAATATGGCAAACGTAAATCAATATATAACTTTAGTAACTGCGGCAGAGGTTATAAGCAATAGTTTTACTAACGCAAACACTGACACTGCTTTAATTTCTACCAATACGATATTATTATCAGAATTAGCACATATAAAACCTGCTTTAGGTAGAAAGTTTTACGAAGAATTAAAAACTCAACATAACAATGGAACACTAACTACTGCTAATCAAACACTAATGGATGATTTTCTTACTAGATGTTTGTGCTGGTTTGTTAGGTTTGAGGTTATTAACGAGGTGCAAAGTAATAGTACAAGTGCAGGTATAGTACACAATATTGATGAATTTGCAACAATTATAGACCCTGCTGAATTAAATGCTTATAAGCAGGACACTTACAGAAAATCTGAAATATATTTAGATGATATGATAGATTATATGGAGGGTGATGACCAAAATGGTTTATACCCAACATATGAAGCAAACAGACCTACAAGAGGTCAAGCATACAAAAATCATGGTATAATAATGTACGATAGTATTTATAGTAAAAAAAGAAATTACACAAGTTGGAAAGATTTTTGCCCTTGTGATGATTGTTAAAATTAAATAAATGGCTGCAAACGAACATAAAAACTTAAAAGACATAAACAGACATAATCCAAAGGGATTTGAGTCTGCTCTTAACGATACTGTTTTATCTAAAGGAGAGGGTGGTGGTGCAGATACTACAGATGGTAGTATAGAATGGCAATCAAAGTCTTTGTTAGGGACAACTAATTATAAAATGCAAGGTTATATTAGTTCTGGTAACACTAATTATACTTATGGAGAAGATATAGAAGATAATAAATCTCCTTTTCAGTGGGATATAAACTTTGGTAGTACAAGTGCTACTGGTGCAACCCTAACTCCTAAACAGTTGTTTAGAATGGGGGCTTCTCACGTTATACCTTTTGCATCAAAAGTACAAAGAATAAGAGGTTGGGTAACAAGTGATAATGGTAATGTTATAACAATAGCATTGTGTAAGATAACTCCAGCAGCAGGTGTAGCAACTGCGGTAACTCCTGTGGTTGTAGATGAGTTTACTGCAACTGGAGGTAGTAATGATTCTAAGTTGGTATTAGTAAACGAAACTACTATAACTGCATCATCTTTAGCAGCAGGAGATATATTGTTTCCAATGATGAAAGAGGCTAGTGGAGGTTCAGAGATTTTTGTAAACTTAACAATAGAAACAGTAGTATATTAAATTATAAAAAAAATAAAATATGGCATCAACAGTAACAGCATCAACACTAACAGTAACAATAACAGAAAGTTATGGTTTGAATAATGTTAGTTATGGAAATACAAATTCAAAAACATTTACAAGTAAAGGGCAGGTTTTACAAAGAATAATGAATATAGCAACATCAGGAACTACAAATCTTAATTTTGGT